GAATATTAAAATTATTCCTGGTGCTTATGATGTAGTAGTTTCTTCTAAGTTATTATCTAAATTTACTAATACTAGTTTTGAACTTAAGTATTACATAGCACTTGAACCAGATTCTACTTTTGAATAATGAGACTAACACAGAAAGTAATTGATCAAATTCAATTAGCAATGACTCACACCAAAATGAATGGTGAAACCAACTGGAAAGATGGTGATGAGATTGATGTGTGTCTTGGTGGCACATTTGCAGGAGATAAGTTTATCTCTATAATAAACAGAACACGTAGCAACACCACAAAAAAATGACAGAATATTGGCCATTGCACGACAGATTATTACAACTATTAAAGAAAAATGCTTATAAGAAGGGAGAATTTACTCTCTCTTCTGGCAAAACAAGTCAACACTATGTGAACTGTAAACCTGTTATATTATCAGGTGAAGGTCTTACATTGGTTGGCACTTTGTTTCTTGATTTTATAGAAGAGGATTCTGTAGCAGTCGGTGGTCTTACTTTAGGTGCTGATCCTTTAGTAAGTGCAGTTGCATTAACTTCTTGGTTAGATTTTGATAGAAGAACTAAACTTGATGCACTGATTGTCCGTAAACAATCAAAAGGGCATGGAACACAGGCATGGATAGAAGGTAGATTACCACTTAAAGGATCTAAGGTTACTGTATTAGAGGATGTCACTACAACTGGTGGTTCATCTATCAAGGCAGTAGAGAAACTAAGAGATGCTGGTTATGTAGTGAATAGGGTAGTCTCTGTCATTGATAGACAGGAGGGTGCCATAGATGCCATGAAAGATGCAGGATTAGAATTGTGTAGTATATTCACATTAGATGAATTATGCGAATGAACAATGAAACTAAATTAGTGTTTGCTCTTGAGCATGTAGCACACCTTGAAGATTTAATTGAGGGTAATGAGTGGGAACAATACTTATCACAAAATCTTTCATCCATGAAGTATGAACTTATCAGGCAACTTGACAATGAGCAACACAGAAAAAAAACCAAGACAGACTAACTATCAAACCTTCTATAAGGAGGAGATAAACAATAAGACTGGTTATGTTACCAAAGATGGTACATGGGCAGCAATTCCAACTACGGGTGGTGGTAAGAAACTTGCCATTATTCATAATGGAGAACACGTTCATACTTGCAGAAATTTTGACTCTGCAAGGTCATACATATTAAGAGAAAGTAGGAAATCTAAATGAATGAACTTGAAAAATGGGATCGTGCCCGAACTCTAATGTTAGAGTCATTGTATAAACCTGACGTTAAACTTAGAGGATGTGCATACAATCAAGGATGTAAAGATGAGTTGCTTGAGATAAGAGATCAGGTGGTTGAAATGGTCAAACATATGATGAACCCGTATGAAGAGTCATCATTAAAATTTGGAGAGAAGAATAATCATGTGGAACCTACCATTACTACTCCAGCAGGTGAGATTAGTGAAACTCTAATGAGTGGAGCATTGGGTAATTATTATAGAGGAGAATTGAAATGAATAATATAGGGTTAGAAATTGTATTCTGGACTTCTCTTTCAATTTATTTACTTGCTAAACTTGGAGTATTTAAAAAATGAAAATAGATACACAAGGGATGAGTGGCCCTGTTGATCCCAACTATAAAGGAAAGGCACAGGAACATAAACCTATGGTGGTTACACCTTGTAGGTTATTCTCTACAGAATATGTTAAAGAGATGAAGATACTTATTAATGAAGTTCTAAATGAACGTGAGTATCAAAGAAAATTAAGAATGGCATATGATAATCCTAAACCACCAGGAGTTTCATACTTTGATACGGAACATTTTAAACACTCCATAGACGAAGATGAACCCGAATATAAACCATAACTACAAGAACCCTTCTAAGATACAAGATCTTGGACATGTAGAGGCACAAGTCACTAAGGGTAAGAAGTATTATGATGAAGATGGGTGGGAGATTTCTCCACCCATAAGCGATAGAGAATGTATCTACCGTTGCTTAGAAAACTGTCAACACCTTGCAGGTCTTGATAGGAAACAGGTTAGTAGATTGATGGATGATTTTAAAACAAAGAAAACTCAATTTGTAAGAAACGAGGAGTATCCAGTATTATGAGAATAGGTGTTATGTGTTCTGGCAACGGAACCAACTTCGAAAACATAGTTACCAATCCTGTCTGTAATAAACATGAAGTTGTGTTGATGATACACAACACTAAACAATGTGGTGCTGTTAAGAGAGCAGCAAAATGGGGTATTCCTCATGTAAGAGTTCCACATAAAGATGAAGATCAAATGATAAAACTTTTTGAAACATGGAGAGTAGATCTAATAATCCTTGCAGGATATATGAGAGTGATTAAAAATCCATCTGCTTTCCCATGCCCTATTATTAATATTCATCCTTCATTACTTCCTAAGTATAAGGGATTACATGCGATTGAGCAAGCTTTAGATAGTGGTGATGATGTTACTGGTGTTAGTGTGCATTATGTAAATGAGGAGTTGGATGGTGGAGAGATAATAATTCAACAAGAAGTTCCTATTCTACCTGATGATGATATAGAATCATTGACAAAAGCCATTCAAAGAATAGAATATGGTATCTTACCAGCAGCAATAGATTTTCTTGCTAGATATAAAATTGGGTTATGTTAAGCACACGTTCTCAACTTGAACTTACCGACATTTGTTGTCGTATTATATCTGATGGACCTGTCACATTAGAAGAGAGAATATGGATGAATAAGTTAATCGAAGATAATTCACAGGCAAGAGAATTAGCAGAAAATATACTTGAATGGCGTATGCTTATGAATGAATAAGTTTTCCTTATAGGCATAAATTTTTATTAACACAATCATAACATATACTGATATCCTGACTAAATAATGGTAGAATTGGAGAGAACAAGATGACCTGAAACTATTTGTTATCGTTTCATCATTGTAGTCTATGGAGAAGATTAATGCACAACTTAATACCGTTCAACCAATTAGCAGGAGAAGAATTTGATACAGATAATGATTCAATCGCAGATTATTACGAGTGTTTAATCGAATGTGATGAAAGTCAATCAGTTTGTAAACGTATATGTAAGGAGGTTTTAGTTTAAATCAATTAGACGTTTATCCTAACAAACAAATGAACAAGTATCAACATCCACCTTAAAGGAAATTCAATCAATAATCATACCCTTGACATATTATGTCAGGGGTTTTATAATGTTAAAAATTATAGGTACAGAATGATTGAAAATGAAGGAGATCTCATAGCAGAATTGTTATGTATTACTGGAGAATTGGGTGGTAAGATGGAGAGGTTAACCACTTATGATAGTGCAGGTAGAACAGGTAAGAAGATTATAATAGAATATGATATAAAAGATAAATCGGAATAAATACCTACTTAAGATATTCTAAGTAATCCTAATTAATGAAGGACAAGAAAGCAGCAAAACTTATTATTAAACGAGCAAAGAAACATCCTGAATTGTATAGTGAAAGGGAAGTATATTATGCTAAAATGATTAAAAAACAAATCAAAAATGAAGAACAACAGTCTAAAAGTTAATCAAAATAAAGATGGATCATTCACATTAGAATGGGATAAACAAGATTCTAATTGGAAATGGTTAAACAACTTGACAACTGAGGAGATACAAGTTATTATTGATCAAGCAATTCAATACGACAAGAATGACCGAAAAATCAGATTATAACTACTCGCTATTGAATCTTCGAGAATCATTACGAGAGATTATGGAGAGTGAAATTACTCCTGAAGAAGTATATGATACCATAGTTGATTCAGTCAAGAAGAATATGAGATATTATAAGGCATGTTATAATGATAGTGTTAGACTTCTTGCCTTATTGAGAGGAAATACTAACAGTAGCATTGAAGTTGTTGATGGTAATGAATGGAGAAGAATTGAAGATCCTAATTATGAAGAGATTGCACCAGGAATTAAGGTCGAGAAACTTGATGGTATCAAAACTAAATATACAGCAAATGAATACTGGAATGGTGATGTTCCTGAACAAGAATTTGAGAGATATTTGCAAAAATATGGATATGAATATACACCAGAGATTGATGCTACTAGATTTAAGTTAGATTCTTCATTGCTACATAATGATGACGAGGAAAATTAATGACATTAACTAATGCTGTAGAATATTCATTAAGAGAAGCTCAAGAGAGTCTAAGAAATGCACTTGCATTTTCGGCAAGAAATGAAAAACCTTATATATCAAAACATATAGCAGATATGCTTGCTAATATAGATAATATTATTGACACTGCTGATGTGATAGAACATTTAAGGGAACTAGAACAGGATCAGGATTTGGATTAAGTATTGAGTTATACTAACATAGTCTTAAGACATTATAAAGTTTATAGATAAATGATATACCTTATGTTATAATATCAACACAAACAGGAGAACTATGTTTAATTTAGACGAAAGATATCAATCTTACTTAACTGGTGAGAAGAAACTGAGGATAGATGGCATAGAAGAAAGAGTAGTTGCGTATGGATATACTGACGATGGAAGTGATATTGATGGATATTACTTGACAACTAAAAATTATCAATTAAAATATAATTTAAAAGGTATATTTGTTAAAATGACAGCAATTCATGAGATGTCTGCGGTCATTTAAAATATATATTAATGAGGCTATTACTCAGACTATTATGACTACTAAAACTCCAAACCACGATCTTGAACATGAAGTATATCTTGATCCAAAAGATCATAAGGAGCATATCAATCATGGTATGATCGAATATACCGAAAAAGATTTAGAAATGCACAACGATGCTTTTCATGCACATGATGAAAAGGAAGTGGATAAGAATGATGGAAAGATTAATGATTGGCACACTAGGCATGAGGATAAGCATTTAGAAGTATATTGTGATAACCATCCTGACTCATTAGAGTGCAGAGTGTATGATGACTAGGACAGTTTAATAAATGTCACAAGACCCCTTCACAGGGGTCTTTTTTTTGCTATAATATAAGAGTACAAAACAATCGGAGATTCACAATGTCTATCAGACAACAAGTGAAAGAGGTGATTGAAGGATGTACTGCTGGTCTACCTTTTCAGATCAAGTATTACACATTATTCAATCAATCAGTTAAAATTATTGATGACACATTATCAGAAGTTATCATTGCAGCATTAAACCAAACCTTCTGTGGAGGCACTGGTGGTGGTGGATGGGATACTGTAGATAATCGTGAAGGTAAGAATTCATCTCATGTTCAGTCTAAGTATTGTGCAGAATGTGGTAAGAAAGTTGTATTTTTTGCATCTGAATGTCCACACTGTCAAGGTAAACAATTCAAGGCAAATTTAAAACAGAAAACTTGTAAGAAAACTAATCGTAGAGATGGTAGATGGGGAATCAATGCTAAATCACATTTTAAGCATTATGATGAGTTAAATGAGTATTGTTTGACATTAGTTGAACCACTTACAAATGATCCATCTTGTCGTGAGTTTAGAATTAGATATTGGGTTATTAATAAAGATTCTAAACACTTAAATGCTTATGCTCAAGCACAATTAGATAGTGATAAGTCTAATCACATTAACTTTCAACCATTAAAAGTTGATTTCTATTTAAGTGAACCAATTAAGAAGTTTGATGGTATCTTAACAGTTCTTTCTGATAGAACAAAGTTTGATTATGTTTACTTTGATCTTGATAATCAAACTCCTGAAGAAATACCAGCAAAGTTTAGTAGATTTAATACTAAAGATGTGTTAGAATCTAAGAACTTCAATAAAGAACGTGGCGAGTGGGTGAGAAATTGAACTATAAGAATCAAGATTGCTTGGAGTTCTTATCATCTTTAGATGAC